GGGCGTTTACATCACCTAATGCAGCAGCCGTACCTTCAGCAGCCGTAATGCCTGCGCCTTGTGCATTTTTAGCTAATATTGTTTCTGCTGTTTGTGTATTTCGTAAAACTGTTTGTGCTACATCTTCAGACTCAGTTGCCATTTCTAATTTTTTAATTATAGCCCTTTGATCATCGGCATTAGGAATAAGCTCTCTAAACAACATTCCTTCTTTTTTGCCTTCGTCTAGCAAGTTTCTCATAAGGCTTTTGTCTTGCCCAGTAGCAAACTTGCCTTGCAGTGCAGCAAGAAAACCAGAACGATAGCTTGCAAGCGCCTCTGGATTTTTAGCAAAAGTGTCTTGTAGATTTACGATCACTTCATTTACATCACCAGTAAGAGCTTTTCTGCCTGCTAAAAACGCCTCACGGTTTTGCCTTACGGCTGCGGCTTGTGCTCTTGTAGTCATCAAATCTGGCACTGAGGTGTCTAAAACTGATCGCAAAGATTTTTCTACATCGTCCGTTGCGATCCCTAAGTCTATGTCTTTAGCATCGAACTCTTTTCTCGCTATTTGCGATAGTACACGCCTTATTTTCTCTGCTTCTGCGACTGTTGGCCTTCGAGAAAATATTACACGCCCTGCGTCATCAAATCTGTAGACGTTTTGCAAACCTTGCCTTTGTGCAATCTTGTTAAGCATTGACCCAACATCAGGGTTATTTTTTAATATTGATGAAAGCTCCATAAATACTTCGTTACTAACTTCTTGCGTTTCAAAAGGCTTATATGCTGCACGTTCCGCAAGTCTTGTTTCTGCTTCGCTAGTAGCTTGGTTGCGCATAGCAGAAGCAGTTGGGTCAGACGCATCCGGATCAAGCTTAGTTGCTAAATCTTTTTTAACATTACCGCGTAATTGCATTGGCCGTCTTTCTAGGGCTTTCTGCAAAATGGGTGCAGCTTCGCCGCCTTGACCACGTAAGGCTTTTACAGATGCAGCCAATGTTCTGTTTTCTGCTAATATTTTACCTTCTGCAATTTCTTGCACAATTTGGTCTGGTGACTTGCCTGTTTGCTCCACAAGCCTTTGTATTTCGTTTTCAACGATTGTAGCGCCACGTTTGCCAGTTGTTCGTCTAGCAACATCAACCAAAGCCTCAAAGGTATTACCTAGATACTGCGCTCCTTTACCGCCAAGATAACCACCGCCTGCACCAAAAACCACACCGGCAGGTACGCGATCTAATCTCTCGCCAACGCCACCTTCGCCAGTGCCATAAGCATACGCCGCGCCTTCGCCTGCACCTCGCAAGGCTAATCTACCAAGCGTTGATGGTGCGCCTCCTGGCACAAACATCGTAGCCGCAGCCCCACCTAGTTCATATGCAAGCGCCTCACCTGGATATGCCTCTTGATAATCTTTTATACCGCCACGTATTTCTGACAGTATTTCATCAACTGAGCGATCTGAAACAGCGGCTCTAGCATAGGCTTCTAGCTCATCACCAAAGCCAAGCGTAAGACCTTGCGCTGCCGTTCGCAACCTTTGTTTGGGCACCGCTTGCTTTTGCTCAACAACAATAGCTTTTTTTTCTAACGCTTGATCTATTAAGGCATTAAGTTTTTCTTGGTTAGCCATTTAAAGCCTCCAAGTATTCTTTGCGCATTTGTTCTGTAAAGCCATTACCGTCAACGTTTTGCCATGCGTTGCGCCACTCTGCTTCTGTTGGGTATCTATCTGGCTTTGGAGGCACTTGCAGTATAGTTGGCTTTTCTGGGATCTCGCCTTTAAATCTAAAATCTGGAATTACTTGTTCTGGAACTAAACCTGCGTTTTTGGCAAAATTACTATATTGACCGGCAAGGTTCATATACTGATCTTCTGCGCCGGAATAAAGTCTACGAGCACGATCAACAAAGTCTGCGCGTTGCTTCTCAGTTAATCTTGTTCCTTCAATAACTCTGTTGTAAATATTCCTAACTCGATCATCTACACCGCCTGCATTAGAGGCAGTTGCAAACTCTCCCTCACGAACAACAGAACCAGGATCAAGCACTTTCATAAAGTTAAAAATCAATGCTAAATCACCCGCAGCAGATGGGTCTTTGGCAGAACTAACAACTCTTGAAAAAGAAAACGATATATCCGAAAAGTCTTTAACTGATTTAAGACCTGTAAACTCTTTTCTAAAATCGCTAATAGATTTATTCATTTTTGTTGGGTCAGTTGTTGCAAATTTGCTTTTAACAAGCTCTGACATAATAGTATTTACCATGCTTGGGTTTTGTTCTGCCATCGCGCCAAGTTGTGGATTAATACTTTTTAGATATTCTATGCTTTTATTAGTTTGTGCTTGCGCCTTGCGATCTTCAATGCGTTTTGCCGCAAGCTGTTGCAACGCTTGTGTTTGCTGTGGATTGCCAGACAAGCTCATCAAGGCGATTGCTAATTGATCTCTGGCGTTTGGGTCTTTGCCGGTTATTGCATCACCTATGCGGCCAAACCCACGCTGCATATTCTGGCCAAAGTTACCAAGCAATCCTGTTTGTTGAACCATGTTTAACTCCTAGAAAAATGGCAGCAAACTGCCAAGAATATTAAGTATGCCGGGGTTTTCTTTTGTTGTGGTTGACTGTGGAACTGGCGTTGCGCCTAATGCTGCAATTGTTGGGGTTAGGCTGTTGGCAGGGCTTCCTGTGTAACCCGCAAAATCGCTCTTGGCAGCGTCAATAAGTTGCTGCTGAAGCATTTGTTGTAGCAAACCTTGCTGCATCATGTCTTGGTTAATTGTGCGACCAGTGTTGAAAGCTTGGTTAGCTAAACCGCCTAACTGATTAGCCGCGCCTAAACGTTGGCTTCTGTCAGTCATTGCGTTGCTCACCGCAGTGTTAAACCCGCTTTGCCTAAGTCTCCCAGCCACATCGCCCATCGTGTCAAGCTCAGTTACGCCGTGCCTAGACCCGCCAAACGCGCCACCACGCAGCGCCGCAGCGCCAACGTTTTGCCTAACGTCGTTTAATGATTGCTGAACTACTTGGTTCTCGTATGGATTCATAAACGCGCTAACTTGCAATGGGCCAGTCATTGCCGCAGCCGTGCCTGTCATTGCGCCTTGCAAACCTTGTGATGCTGCGGTGTTTACATTAAATGGGGTAGGCGTTGCGTTTGTAGTTGCCGGTTGAACTTGACCGCCGCCCTTTGATCCTTGACCTGCCATTACGCTATCCTCTGTGTGTTAATCATTATCTGCCACCCTGGCCTCTGAAACTTTGCCCACCAGACTTATAGTCTTTGACTCTATCTTTTGACTTGTTTCTACTTCTGTCTCGATTAGCTTTTTGATACTTTCTACGCTTTTTACGTTTCTCCCTTGCCTCATCTGCCGTTGTTAAAATGCCGCCCTCGTAGGAGGTATCATCAAAAGGAGTAACTAAATTTGCTATTGTCTGCGCTATACTATTTTGTCCAGTTGCATTGTTTCCAAGCACGCCAGGCGCAACGGAGCTAGTATATCCGGCTGCGGCGGCTAACGCGGGATCAACCTGACCCTGCCCATAACCAACAGAAACGGTACTGCCAAATTGATTAGTGGCGGCATTATTGTCGTTGGTATTATCGGCATATTTAGTAAAATCAGTTGCAGTAGCCGACGATCCTACGGGAAAATCACTCGCAGAATAAATTGGGCTGTCGGTGTAAAAGCTAGGGTCTATGCCATATGCATCATTTACAATTTCCAAACTTTCATTACTTGGATCGAGCACCCCAACAATCTGATTGTTACTTGCAACAAACGGATCGTCATAATTTATGTCTGGATTTAGAATTTGGTTATCTTGCCCAAAGTTTCCAGTTTGATCCTCAGTCGGTACGGTTGCAATAATTTCTGGGCCAGTAGTGCCACCACCGCCACCACCGCCGCCGCCACCACCGCCGCCAGTGTTACCACCGCCAGTATCAGTTTCCATTGGTGGGTTAATATCAACAAGAGAACCCCTATCAAACATATCGGCGGGGTTGTAACTATACGGATCAATAAACATGCTGTTAATAGCTGCAAACTGATTAGGTCGATCCGCAGCAAATTCATCCATCATGCCTTGAAATAATGGTTGTGCAGAGTAGCCTCGAACGCCATTTGCGTATGTGGTCGGCTCACCCATTCCACCGTAAATATCTGAGCCAGTTGGCGCACCCAAACCAAAAGCGCCTGCCGCCTGCGCCGTATTTCCAAACGCGCTTTGCTGCATTGGCGTAAAAGCCGCAACTGTAGGGCCATAGCTTTGCGGCACATAACCAAGCTTGCTTACAAAGTCTGCGCGTTGCAGATTATTGCGTGCAGCGTTTTCTATATAGTCTGGGATTTCAACGCTTGTAGATGATCCACCTTTACCCATTTATATCTCCTTAACGTAACTGGTATGCATTGGTTCCCATCCATGCTTTGCTAATGGTTTTTTCCAACCAAAACGGCCTGTCATGTTTAATGCAGTGCACCCTTGCTCTTTTGCCCAATTTATCACGCTCTCATGCATTTCTAAAATTTCGGTGAGATCGCCACCTCCAAGGAAAACATTGAGCACCTTTTTCTTTGGATATTTTATGATTTCTGTAACCAAACAACTTTTCTTAGCAGGCCATAATTGCATCGTGCCTTTATACAAACCCTCGTAAATGTCGATAATATCATGCGTGCCGCCGCTATACTTTAGGGCTGCTTCTATGTGTGGTTTGCATCTTTCAAACTCTGGATGCATCAAAACGCACCGCCAGTTAATACAACGCGCTTCCAAATGTTAGCACTCCCATCATAAGTTGCGGTGCAGATGTAAATGTAATTTGTATCCCAACTGATTAACCCGGCAGTATCACCAGACGCGCCAACACTAGACGCAGGCACAGATTGTTTTACTACTATTTCTTTAAAACTGCCTGTCGCGCTTACAATTGGGTACTTGTAGGTTCGATCCCACAACAAAACGCCATCTTCTGCGGCAGTGTCATAATCACGACGATGCGTTAAAAAAGAGCGAGTGCTTTGTATCCAATTAGTAAACTTCTCAGCCCAGACGCGCAAATCCGCGCTAATAGGAGGAACGCCATAATAACTCATCGCTTGCTACCCTCCAAGGCGTCTAGCCGCATCACGCCAACACGCCAATCAGCCGCCTCAACGCCCTCAACTCTCATGCGAACTTGACGGCCTTGAAAACGCACAGACGTTGGGTTAGCCGTCGCAAATGGGCCTTTTTCTGTCTCGCTGCCATTTGGAAAATTTCTAACTTTAAATTTTAACCTAACATCACCCTGATTTTTTTCGTCTGGGATAACCTTTTTTACTTTCATCAATCGCTCCCCAGAACCAATGGCAATAGGGCCAGTTTCGGCAAAAGGGGTCGCGCTATCGTACTCAAAACCAACTTCATGCTCGTAAACAACGCCGTTTGATTTAACCATTAATGGTAAACGAAACACGCCACGATCAATGCCAGAAGTCCGATCAATACTACCAGTAGTCCAAATGTTTTCTAAATAATCATAAACTACATATTTATCACATTCGCTTGCGCCCTGAGATTGATAAAACCACCAAATCTCATTCCACTGACTGTTAACCATTGCCTGCACTTTTGATGCCTGGTCATAATTAATATCTGAAAAAACAAGGTCTGCTACTGAGCATGGTATCTCTTGAACTGCGCCGCCGGAGTACAAGAAAAACCCGCGCTTACCCATCCAAATAACACCAGCATCAACTGAGGCGTAAGCCCCGGCGCTAATAATGCCGCAAGATGTGCCAACCCGACTAAAACCGAAAACAAACGGCGGCCCTTGATAGGTCATAGTGTGCACATCTTGATCAGTTAGCAGCAACGACTGACCTCTGGTTTTTACTCCGGCTAACAAAGTTCCGTTGGTTTGTAACTCAATATCTCCCGCTTGATTACTAGCCGCAGCCGTCCAGGTGTTGTAATCTTCTTGATCCGAAAACTGTACTTTACGCGGATTTCCTCCAGCACCCAACGCAACTAAAAACCTTTCCTCAGTAACAAATAAAGCTTGGTTGTTTGTTGGCGCGTTTGTAATAGTTGCAGCGTTGTTGCTTGTGTTTAAATCCCAATACAAGAGCTTGCCATCATCGCTCGAACAAGCAACTAATTGCTCGCCCCAATTGTCTAAGCTCCACGTTGTAGCCCTCAAAATTGACCCTAAATCTGGACGTGCAACACCCCAACCAAACAAGCCCCAACCGCCAGAACCCCAACCAGTGTCGACTGACCCATCAACGCGGCCAGTAGTAAACGTGCCAGGAGTTATGTCATGGGTTATTGAGCTTTCGAGCATTGCAGTAAGTTTATTGTGGCTACCAAACGCAGCGTATCTGTTTCCATTATTAGCAACCCATGCATGGACGCCGCGCACAACGCCGCCAGAATTTACGGCTGTGTTATCTGATTGAGCGCGTGACCGCCAACCACCAACAGGTCTCAATGCATCTTCGTGCCAACGAACAAGGTTTACATCACGCCACCGACCTTGAGACATATATTCAGTGCCGTTAGCGTACTGACCTTTTGGAATATTTAATGGTATCAATGGCATTTAATTACCTATGGTTTAGTAGGCCAATCGCTATCGCTTAAATTAGGCCAGTTAGAATGTGTCGGTAAATCTCTTAAAGCCTGTCTATAAGACTGAATTTCACTAGACATTGTAACATCTGACAAAGCATAGAAATCTGTTTCAGCAAGTTTTGTATTTCTTTGGTTTCTGGCATTTTCAGCAGCTTGTGCATCTAATGTAACTTGATATGCAGCTTCTTTATCTTCTTTTGTGCCATCGCTGTCAGTAACAAACATATCTTTTGCCACATATTTTTCCACCCAATTTCCATCGCTGTCTTGCTCTACTCCATCACGAACAGACGTTTGATATGCGGTTGTTGTAGCGGCAGGGCTTGCTAATACTGGATCAATATTAAGAGCATCACAAACACTAGCGCCCCACACTTGAGGGAGAGACATATTCGGAAAATTAAGTTTCCACTCTGCTTGGCTTTTAACTTCGCCTGTTGTTCGTTCTCTAAACTCACCCATAAAATTATCCTTTCATAAGGCTATGCTGCGACTGCATAAAAAATGTATGTTTCATTAATTACGTTCACAGTAGCTGCTCCCCCTGTTGTTGTATATGAAACCTTAAAACCAGAATTATCAGGTTTAACGGCAGAAC